GGCAGATTTTCTGCGTTTAGAGCCGCCAGCATTTTAAATTCTTGGCCCTGCGCGTAGTGCAGGCGCTTGTGAATTGCGCTGAACGCCTTTGATCCCTGCTCAATCAGGGCCACCGTCGATCCGACTGGCGCGTTGGGATTTACGTCACCCACGTTTAGATCGGCTGTGGACGCAAAGCGTTGTCCCGCATCGACCATAAAGCCCAGCAGATTAAACAGCGAACTTGACGGCTCCTTAAACGGCAGGGGCATGATGGCCTTCGTCACGTCATCGACGGTGCTGTCGAGATCGACAAATTCACCGGGGGATACTTGCAGATCGCCGCCAGTGACACGGCCGCGCAGCTTGAACCCGCCCTGCATATTGCTGAATGCGGCACTGTCGAGCAGGGCGCGGAGCGATCCTGTCGCGGCCTTACCCAGACCACCGATCATGTGATACAGGCCGAAGCCATAAAAGCCTAAACCCGGCAGGAACTTGTACGACACAAACCAGTCGCGGCGTTTCTTTAGCTCATCGTCCTCGCGCCAATTGCGCCTGACCGACACGATCTTTTGATTGTCGTAATCGATTGTGATGCAATACGGCAGGGCGACAGCGTTATCGTCCTGATCGTCCTCATCCATTTCCTCGCCATCAATGCCGTCGAACAGATCATAGAGGTGCATTTCCAGCAGTGTGATTACGTCATCGCTGGTGTCGTACTCATCAACTCCCTCGATTTCGCCAATTACGCTGTCGGCTGGATCGATATCTTCGCTGCCGTCATCGATTGTCTGGAGGTAGTAGCCGTTTTGAACGTAGCGATTATATTCGTTTTTCGGCATTCTGATGATGTGGGTGTAGCGTGGGGATGTGTAGAGGTCTTTGCTATCTGGAGCCACGCAAAAGTCTTCGGCCTTGACGAACTGGCTGCACTGCCTGTCGAGATTTACGTCCCACCACACCTTTTTAAACGTCTGGCCGACCAGCGGTAGGTGAAACAGCATTTGATCCAGATCGGGAAAGTATTCGGGCATTTCCTCTGTGATCTGATAGTTCATAAATTCTCTGACCCTGCGGCCCTGCTCTTCGATTTCCTCATCGGGCTGACCAATGATGACCGACTTGATTGGGCCACCTGACGGGTAAAGCTCTGCAATGGCCTTGGCATTAAACTGGGTTGCCGCTTCTGCGATCAGGGGGTGAACAACGATGGACAGGCCACGGGTGGCTCTCTCGTCTTCGCTTTCATCTAAGCCCCCGTCTGGGTCTAGAGTTTTAAGGCCAGCCTTGTACCGGGTCTTCCATTCATCTCTGGCGGCTTCATCGTTTTCGTAATACGACACAAGCTCCGCGCCCTTGGCCGATAATTCCCGTGCGTCGATCTCTTCTGCGAGGTTTGCATCAAAGCCGCTGTCGCTCTCATCGATATCGTCTAGCTCTGGATCACCGATCAGCACGTCACCGTCTGGAAGGGTTTCGACCATCAGGTCATCTGCGGGTGCGCCCTCGGCAAACGGGATTACATTTGGATCAGCCATAGAGAGTTATCCTTTGCGTCTCTGGTTCATCGTCTTCGTCTGGGTCTGCCGAGTGGCCTAAGAACCAGCCCTTACGCAGTCTTAGCCACGCTTGGGTGCAGGTGTCAACGACATCGTCATTTTTTGCCGCTGGAAAACTGGCACATATTGAGATCAAATCTTCGGCCCATTTGCGTTTCGGGTAGTAAATTCTGCCGTCCTCTAGCAGTGCCGACGATGCGTGGGCGCGAGCCACCTTATCACGATCTGGGCTGTAGGCCAAGACAGGCACCCCAGCCTGCCTCAAGTCATGCAAAAGGCTTGCTCCGCTGGCCTTCTTCTCTATCAAAACTGCGTCTGGCTCCCAGTCATCGTATGCCTCCTGCGCCAGCTTGCGTAGCTCTGGATAGTTAACTTTATCGTACCACATATCCAACACAATCAGGCAGTCGTGACCATTGTGTTTAAACACGCCCCACGTTGTTCTGGCGCTGTAGCTGGAGCTTTCTTTGGTTTCAAAGGCTGTATCCCAAGACTGGATTACATAAGATACTTCGGGTAGCTCTTCGCGCTCCCACGGCACCCACCAGCTTGACTTGAGGATACCACCGCCCTTGGGGCTTGGCCGCTGCTGTAGCTGCCCTGCGGCTGCGTATGAGCCGAGAGACCGCTCTAGGGTGGTCAGGGTATTCTCATCCATCCTGTCGGGCCACAGTAGCTCTCCCTCTTCTGTGCGGGGGTCTGTGAAGCCAAGGCTTGATCTGTTTTGCGTAGGGTGGCCGATTTCGTATCTGGCAGGCAGGCATAGGTGATCCCACTCATTGCCTAGCTCATTTGCGAGTATATGGCCCGTGAGGTCTTGTTCGTGCAATCTTTGCATGATGATGACAAACGCGCCCGTCTGCGGATCGTTAAGGCGTGTCTGCATGGCTTGGTCCCACCACTCCAGAACGCCCTCCCTAACTTTAGAACTATCTGCTTCTATCGAATTGTGGGGGTCATCTATACATATGATATCTCCCCCGTCCCCAGTCAAAGCGCCCCCGACACTGGTTGAGATACGAAATCCCGTCTTATCATTTTCAAATCTTTGTTTGGCGTTTTGATCGTCGGTGAGCTTAAACTTGTCACCGAAGTGCGCCTTGTACCACGGGCTGTCGATCAGCCTTCGGCACTTAACGCTATCCCTGATCGACAGGGAGGCGGCGTATGACGCAAATAAGAATTTTTTAGACGACTGCGATGCCCAAGTCCACGCAGGCAGCGCCACGGCCACGCTGATGGACTTCATGTGTCGTGGCGGCACGTTGATGATCAGGCGCTTGATGTCGCCCTCAACCACGGCTTGCAGGTGATCACTGATAGCATCTATGTGCCAATTGTTTTTGAACTCAACGCCCGGTTCAATCGTCGGCCATGCGGCTTTCGTAAACTCCCTCAATGATCTGCGGTAACGCTCCGCTTGAACTTGCTCCAGTGTCAACTTGCTTAAAAGCTGCTGCAATTGCGCTGAGTTGGTCATCGCTCACCCTCGTTAAATCTATGACATTTTTATGTTCGACAGTGGTTGCGACCTCATGCTTGTTCGACCAGTTGTCTTTGTCCCTGTTATTTAGGTAATAAATAATAGCGACATTATCGCGCTCGACGGTGGCATTTTCAAAGAGGGCGTTGGTTACTTTACTGAGGCCAATTGCCTTCCCTTTTTTTATAGTCTCTAAAAACTCTAAATATTGTGCCTGTTTATTGTAAATAGTTGCGGGTGAAACGCCCAAGCAAATAGCAATTTGATTAACGGTTAATCCACGTCCTGCCATCTCTTCGACTTCTTCCAGAACTTCTGGCGTGATTTCAAACTTAGGTCTACCTACAGGATTTTTTGATTTTTTCTTTGCCATGACGTTACTCCCTTAAAATTACATATAATACAAAATTATATTAAAAAAAAGGTTTGTTGTTTTGGTAGTAAAAAAATGCCCCGCGAAATAGCGGGGCTAGTTTGAGCAGAAAGTGCATTTAGATTGATAGCATTGCCACGATTGCAATTACAACTGTTATTACGAATGCGGCACTGGCGATGACTTCTTTTTTCCATCCATCTGGTTTTTTGTCATGGATTTCCATGTTGCCTCTCATATCGATTGACACCCACTGGCCGCTCTTGCAGGGGGTTTCTGCTGCTTGTGTGTATACAAACAGGTCTGGGCTACCCGTTCGTTTGCATGAGTTTTGTTGGACCCATTTTGGCATGTCGTGGCTCCACTCGTAGCCCCTAAATTCCCAAGATTTAGTTATCATTTCTTTTTCCTTTTCGTTCCGCTTTTGATTGCGCGTTTTGCTGCCCGATTAATTGGTTTTAATCCGTCAGTTGATTTCTTATCTTTTCCTACTTTTGAGGGAAACGATGCCTTGCTTAGGTTGTTAGTCACAATTTATCCTCCCGCTCATCAAACTGGTGGGCCAGTCTTCGAAGCTCTGTTGCGGTTCCCTTGGTTATGGTGGCGGTAAATATCGGCTTACGGTCTTTGGCGTATACGGCCTCTCCAGCTATGACTGCGTAAGTTGTGTCTGTAAGCTCAAAAGTTAGGTGATCCACCTTGAACTGTTGACGGTTGATGGCCTGTCTGGTCAATGCACTGTCCCCTCTTGGTATCCGATTGATCTTGTGATGCCGATCATAATTTCGGGCCACTTGTCTTCCATTTGGTATCCCTCAATGATGGTTGCGAAGATTGCGATCATTTGGTCTTCATCGATTTTATTTGGCATTGCATTAATGATGCGGTTGAATTGCTCTTCAGTCATGCGGTTGCTCTATCTGTTGATCGATAATATCATCGACAATCCTTGCAACTTGAAGGAGATCAGCAAATTCTTTGTGCGGGTGTTTGTGTGGGCATTTTCTGAGAGCATCGTGTGCTGCGTTATTTAGAATTTTTAGGTGTTCTTTGTAATCGGTCATTTCATTCTCCTCCTGAGTTCATCTGAATATGTCATGCCCTGATCGGCATAATAATTCTCTTTGGCTGGGTTCCAGCCACTCATTGCCTGCCGCGCATTGCGGCAGTCTTGGATGATGTAGATGAGGGCGTCTTGATCGACGGTCTTGGCGTGGTCTGTCCACTTTGTGAACTCTTGTGCTGTTGCGCCACTCATTGTGCTGTCTCCAGTTCTGAAGACCAAAATGTTTTTGTGTGATCTTCATTTACGACTTCAATTTTATCGCCAGCAAAATTTTTGTTCCTGCTTTTCGACTGGGCGTCACGGATAGTCATTTGCAAAGCACTCAAGCCATAAGTTGTTCCGAAGGCGCTTCTGCCGTTGATTAAGATTTGATATCCCATGTTCGTCTCTCCCTGTTGCTTGATATACATATAGTTACATTTAAGGATACTTCAAGGGTT